ACCAGTTGCTGCAGCACTCGCAGCCGCGGCTTTTAAACCTTTGTTAATTTCTTTTTCAAGGTCTTTAGCAGCAAGGGTTGCGTTACCATTAAGAGCGCTCTGCAATAGGCGTTTCTGTGCGTCACTTAATCCACCTGTAGGTATTGTACCAAAATCTTGGGGCATCTATGGTTGTTTTTATATAAATATGAAATTAACTTTTTTCGTTCTCAATTAAAAAGTTAATAATATATCTGCGTTCATGTGTGGGCATAGTTAGGAAGTCGGTATATGTAAATTTCCGATTAATTAGAAATAACATTTCTGTCATCATATTTTTCCTATAATCCGTAGAAAGGGCGAAAAAACTCTACCCCAAAGTCCACAAAAATTGGGACAACTTCTCCTGATGGGGTTGTAATATCGATAATTAAATCTAGGCCTGGTTTATTTTCTGCAACAAATTTTTTAAAGTTTTGAGAATCCTTTATCGGTAAGTTTTGAATAAATTCATATATCTGTAATTTATCTCTATTACCATTAATAGATTGGATCATCATCTCTAATCTCTTTGTCATTGTTGGTGCTACAATATTACCTGTTGCTGATGATTTTACTTTATCCAATTCTTTCTCTTGTTGGTTGTTTAAAAACTTAAACGTAACATTAACCTTAGACATATCCATGTAATATGCATATTCTCCGTTTTCGTCAGGTTTTAAGTCAAAATCTTTCATTTTTAAAACCGAAAGATCTACGTCAGCATCAAAAACCTCGTTTGTTTTAGGATCAGTAACCTTTAGTTTAAAATCAGTTCCAAACGCGGTATTTCTTAAAAATATTAATATTGCTTGTCTATCTTCCACAACTAGGTCGTCAACATCGATGTCTTTATCTAATATTTTTCTTTTTAGTAATTCTTCAATAACAGTGTCTGTCTGTAAAAGATTTGGTGCCGACAGGATATTCTCATCTGCTGCGGTTAGATATGCTACTCTTAGTGTTTTTTTCTTATTTTGATAGTAGATTCCCTGAGATGGTAAAGTCACCACGTCATAAGAAATATTTGGGTCTATTTTAAAATTTTCCATGAATTAAGATTACACTATAACTACTTAAAAGTAAAGTTTTAGCAAAAAAAAATTCGTTACTTCCGAATTCCACGTGGAACATCAGAAATAACGAATTGATTATCAGTAAGTTATGTAAAAATTAGTAAATAAGTATGCATCTATCCATTCTTAAAGATGCGTCGATATTTGCTAAAGCGTCTTGATCGTAAGCCAAATCACCAAAGTTAAGGTTTGTTAAGAAACATGATTCTAATAACCATTTTTCCACAACCACACCAGTTGGATCTAGCATTTCTAAATAAACGTCTTTTTTGTAACCAGCCGCATATCCCATACGACCTGTAACAGATTCAGCATGAAGACGAAACCACTCCATAAGTGCTTGAGAAGCAGAAGGTCCGATAGGATCTTTAAAGGTTACTTTGATCTCATCCCACTCAAATCTACCAGCAACGTATGTCGATGTGTTTAAAAACGGAATTGCTACAGAGTTAATTTTAGCGCTTGGGCGAGCCGTGGAAGTCACGTACCACTCATTAATACCTAAAGACGATTCAAATCTTAAAATGAATCGATTCTTCCTTTTTGGCTCATATGGAACCGGCATTTTCATTAGTAAATCAGCCATGTTTTGTTATTTTTAATTTTGGTTTTATTTGCTTTATTATAAATATATCGTATTTTAAAATAAGATTTTTTCGGGTAGGTACTTGATTATGTCAATTTTTTTTCGTAGTTTTTTACAAATACTCTAATTCTCAACTTAACTAAACACCACTTCTTAATGGATAAATATAAAGATTAAAAGAATAATTGGAGAAATTTTAAAGGTAGTAAAAATAAAAATGGGGGATATTGTGTCTATCCCCCATCTGTCATTTATTATTTATTAGATATTATCAAATGAAGCCCCAGTAGGTGTTATAATAAACTCAACATCAATAAATTCTAATGATCTTGTTGGTTTAACATAAATCTTACCTCTTAATGTGTTTGCATCAATATCTTCAGGATCGTTAGAAACCGTTACACGGAAATCATAAAGACCTCTTTCTTTCTTAATGCTACTTAAAATTGGGTTTACTAAATTCAAGAAATCTTGTCTTACTTGATCATCATTTTGTTCAAATAACAATCTTACTGCGACAGCAGAAATAAGTTTTCTTGCTCTTAATAATAATCTTCTTACGTTTATTCTATCCAACGCTGATTCTCTAACTTGAAGAGTTTTGTTACCCCAAATAATTGTACCAGTATCAGAGAATGTTGCAATAGGGTTAATTCTATTCTTGTATAAATCATCTCTTTCGTCAAGTGTTAATTTCTTAAACGCTTTGATTGAATTAACCAACCCTCTTGAATAACCCGCAACTGCGAACCAAGGATAAGAAACATTATCTGTTAATGCAATGTTCTTTACAACCTCACCTGTTGGTGGAAGATAGATTTGTGTTGCGTTATCAACGTCTCTCACTTGAATCCAAGGCCAGTAAGTTGCAGAATAGTTTGAATCAATTGACGCAGCGTCTATTTCATCAACAATTTCTTCTGATGTAGGTAAGTTTGGAGCATTAATAATGTAAAGTGAATCCGCTCTGTCTGTTTCAACCATGTCAATTGCCTGAGCAACTAATGATCCGTGATTAAACCAATCAATACCAGGAGTAGAAAATAAGTTGATGTCTACCGCTTCTGGATTAGCGTATGTTTCAATACCTTGTAAGTAAGCGTAGTAATCTGAGTTACCTACAGAATCACTAAATACACCACCATTTGTTGCGTGATTTGCAACATAAGTTGTCTTACCAAAAATATAAGCATCACTATAAGTTCTTACATTTCTATAAATGTCCCATCCATCAAAACCACCAAATACAGGCATTGTAAATTTACGATACGCGATCGCGGTCAATGGGTTATCGGTGCCGGTTTGTCCTTCAAGATCATAATTTGTTGTCTCATAAATCGCATCGCCATTAGTATCAACTATCGAAGCAGCGTTTAATGACATGTGGAAACCTTTGATTTCTTGAGAAGCAGATACACCTTTAAATTTAAGAATATCTTTATCATATACAACATGTGATTGTGTTGACATACCTAACGACACTTTTCTAACTTTATCACCATTAGATGTGTTTGGAGAGCCGTCTGCGTTGTATGATATAGTTTCACCAGCAGTATAGTATTTTGTTTTGAAAGGCATTCCACCGATCATTTCTTTTGTTATACAACCTTTGAAACCAGCAGGAACAGCGTCTGTTGGGAAACCATCAGCAAGAACAAGCATGATATACTTGCTTCTTAATTCGTATTCACCATCAGAAGTACCTATTTTTCTACCGATGAAACCTGCCGCGTCTGGATTCATTGAACATCTTGAAAATTTCTCAAGAGCAACTACATTATCATCAGTATCGTTAAAATCTCTAACAAGTAAATCGAATTCACCTGTTTCTAAATTTATGTTTATAATTGAAACTTTAACCTCAAAGTTTGCCGCGTTACCATCAGATATAGTTAAGAAACTGAATAAATCAAATACTCTACCACCTCTTACTTCTGAAACTACCATGGCAGAACCAGGAGTATCCCATTCGTTTACAAAATCAGTTCCTTCAAGAATTGTTTCAACACTTGTCTTTAAACCTCTAATTAAACCTTGTTGGAACAAGTTTTTAATTAAATTTGGATATGTTTCGTGAACATAAATTGGGTTTTCAATTTTCTCTTTATCAAAAACATCAACACCTAATACTTTTGTTACGTATTTTGTTGAAGTTGTGTCCATGCTACATGTAAATGTTCTAGTTACACCACTAATATCATCAACGCTAACTGTAAATTCCGCTAATGGGTCTGTTGTGATATCTGAACTTGAAATTGTAACGTCTGTTGTTCCGGTAACTCTATGTATTAAAGTATTACCATCATAAGAACCTCTTGATCTCATTAGACAAACAATTCTATCATCGTTTACTAATTCAGCAGTGTATTGGTATCTAGTTACATCAAACGCATTTATTCCATGATTGTATACAAAAAGATATGAATATACTTTATCAGTAAAGTTTGAGAACGTATTGTACCATTCTTTATTATTATAACCACCAATCGGTGAACTTAATTCTGTTCCAGTTAACGCACTTGTTGCGCTATCAGGAACGATACCGATTGTGAACCACTCACCTGTATCACCAGATGTGTTTCCACTATAATTGTCTAAGATATATTCTGTGATAGTATTACCATCAACAGATGTTTTTGTTGAAAGTTCAGCATAGAATGTTGAACCGGTGATTCCGCTAGCAGTTACAACGGTTGTACCTGTTGTGGTTCCTGTTTGAATATCACCAACAGACATACCTCCTAAGGTTTTAACACCATAAGATTTGTTTGGTTTATATCCCGTTAATCCCAATATTCTTGTAACGAATAATTGGTTTGATTCTTGTAAATACGATTTTGCTACATAAGGTAACTCATATTTTGGATTGTCGTTACCATCTTTTGCAGGTGATGTTGTACCGAAATAAGTTCTAAATTCGTCGAAGGAACCAACTAAAACAGGTTCGAATGCTGGGCCTTTTAATGTTTCGCCCACTAAACCTAGTGTTGTTACCCCCACGCTCTGTGCCACGAATGTTAAATCTTTCTCTGAAGTATACACACCTGGAGAAACGAAAACTTTGTTTGAATTTGCCATTGATAATTTGTTTGGTTAAAAAATTTTTATTCTTAACTAATAAATATCTTTGTTTTCATCAAAGATTTCTCAAGTTTTTTGTATTTAGATAGTATTTTATCTTATTTTATCATTATTTATCTTATGATATGAAAGCAACAACAAAAAATGTAAAAATCAGCGAAAAACATCACGAAATGCTAAAAGAGCATTGCGATAAACATGGGTTAAAAATTTATAAAGTTTTAGAAAAATTTATTGAGGAAACCTGTAAACCAAAGAAAAAGGATATATACGGTGAAGTTTAATACAAGTAAGTCACCCCAATTCTCGAGTTTATCGCTGGAGAAAAGTTAAGTGTTACTTCATTTCTACTTGTAATATCAAAACCCTGATTTTCTTCTTCCTGAAGACCATTCACATCTAAACTTATAATGCTACTTATTTCATTTTGTAGTTGGAAGGTTAATGAACTACCATTGTAAGTGAAATATTCGGTAGTAACACTGAATATTCTACCGTAGTTATCTATTAAGGTGTCTTTATTACCTTTATAATATGATATAATAATTGTGCTTCCTTCAAAAGGAGGTGTTGCAAATGTTATTTTAGATGTTTTAGCAATATGAAAATAATCAACATCTCTTTCTTGAATAAGACCGTTGATAGTTACACTAAATAAAATACCAATACTTTCACCGACGCTAAATTGTGTTTGCATACCATCAGCAATGAAGGTCATTACCGATAATTCAATCAATTTATTAATAATTGTCTTCCTACCCGAGTTACCTTCAATAAATTCATTCAATAAAAAGGACCTACTTATCGCAGGTTTAACCTCAAATTCCTCCTCATCTATTAAAAATCCTAATAATGTAAATGTATAGTTTTGTAAATAATATCTACGACCATCTATTTGATCTATTGGTGAATTATCTTCTAATTTATCCATAACAATTGGTACATAGTGACCTTTTACCATTGTATATGCTTGTCTAGAAGCAAATTTTTGCATAATAACCTTGTTAAATCTATTAAGTTCTCTTAATCTAGAACAAACAATTGTAACATCATATGTAATATCAACCGCAACCGGTTGTGGGATCTTATACACGTCAGCCCCCATTTGTGTTCCGTTCCACGTGGCGACAGTTGCATAATGAAATGGTAATCTTTCGGGTATTGTTCTTTGGATGGACGGATTTGTACCTGGTTGAACGTCTGGTCTTCTGATCACACCGATAAATGGTACTTTTAAATTATTATCTTCATCTGAAAATTCCCAAGTATTCATTACTTGAGACCATCTTTGTATTGTTAATATTCTTGGGATAACAGGGATTTGTTTATTGTCGCTAACAACTTTTAAGTTGTTTTTAACAAACTCTAACATTCCCATGTCTAAATCGTCATGTAAAACGGGGTCTGGTAAGTATGTGTCAGATTTGGTTATACTATCTAAAAGTTGTTGTCTTCTAGGTAATAACTCTTTACCTGTGTACACATTAATATCGTTTTTCTTTTTTGGTACTGCCATTTTATACCCCTCTAAATTCTTGTTCTTGCGCCGGAGCACAGATTATTGTCCTATAATAAGGTCTTTGACCAAATAGGTTATGTTTGTTATCCGAAGTTACCTTGCCATCATTTACCACAGTATAATATCTCATCCTATTTTCTGTTTCAGGATATCCAATAAAGTCACCATATTTTATTTCAACATTTAGTTCCTCCAAATGTTTTATATATACAGAAACTGACATATTACCTGGCTCAAGGTATCTCAATAAACCGTTTTTATATGAATTGTTTTTTGGCCCTTCTATTTGAACAAGAGCATTAAACTCAATAGGTGGAAAGTACTTAACTTCATCAACACCCACTTCACCATATACGTCATCTTTAGTTGTCTTTTGTCTATCAACTCTAAAGAGTACTAATTTTAAATTTAGATCTCCATGTAAGTACTCTTGACCCATTTGTATCTGTAAATCAAAGTCCTCATTTGAGAAAAACTTACTTAATCTAGTGATTGGTAGTTTATTATCCATACCTAATAAATAGTTTAGAAAGTGTTTGTATTTGATTATATTAGATATCTATGGGTAATATGATACCAGAAATTGAAGCGAGGGAAATACTGGAAAACTATGATGGTTCAAACAACCAAATATTAGAATGGAAAAGTAAGTTAAATGCTAAGACATTTAAGATTACCAGAACCCAAGCAGAATATATTATAAAATTTAGTTCAGTAACACCAAAGATTGCTAGAAAGTATCTTGGTATTGCTATAACCTTTGCTGAAAAGTTATCTCAAGATAGAGGTATGTCCGAAACACCATATAGAATTTGGGCTGAAAAACTTTTATGTGAAACAGATAAAGCGTTTCATATTTGGGGTAAGGTTATTGAAAGTGATAAACTACAAGCAATGTGGGTACCAAAGGCGGCAGTAATTGTTGAAGAGAAAAAATTAAATAGAGAAATAGATTATACCAAATACGATTCAAGACCACCGATGAATCATCAAAAAGAAGCGATTGAAAAGTTATTAGCAAATAATCGTTATATTTTGGCTGATGATATGGGGTTAGGAAAAACTACTGCGGCTGTTATTGCGTCTTTAGAGAGTAACGCAAAAAAAATATTAATAGTTTGTCCGGCTTCGCTTAAAATTAACTGGGAACGAGAAATTAAAAACTACACAGATAGAAGAATACTTTTAATTGAAGGTAAAAAATGGGGATCAACATTTGATTATTATATTATCAACTACGACATTTTAAAAAATTTTCACACAACAGATAAAAGTGAAGATAGCGAAGCGTATAAATTAATAATGAACGAGGGTTTTGATTTAGCAATCGTTGATGAGGCACATTATATTTCAAACGCAACTGCACAAAGAACAAAACTATTAAATGATATTCTTGCAAAGATACCAAAAGTTTGGTTACTAACAGGAACTCCAATGACATCAAGACCAATAAATTATTTTAATTTATTACACATTGTAAATTCTCCATTGACGTTAAACTGGCAGGCGTTCGTTAGAAGATATTGTAAAGGGTATCAATTTAATGTGGGCGGTAAAAAAATATGGAACACAAGTGGCTCATCAAACCTAGATGAACTAAGAGAAAGAACAAAGAACTTAGTTTTAAGAAGATTAAAAACAGACATACTTGATTTACCTGAAAAAATAATAACACCAATATTTTTAGAATTAAAGAACACCTTCTATGACGAAGAATTAGAAGAGTTTATGAGGATTTCTAAAGAAAGTAGAAAAAACGAAAGTTTAACTGTTACAATTAATAGGTTAATGAAGATAAGACAATTAATTTCAATTGAAAAGGTGCCATATACCTGTGAGTTAATTGACAAATGTCTAGATCAAGGCAAGAAGGTTATTGTGTTTACTAATTTTACACAAACATTAGACGCTATCCAAGAAAAATACAAAAAAAATTCCGTAGTATTAGATGGTAGGATGTCTAAAGAAAAAAGACAGGAAAGTGTTGACAGGTTTCAGAATGAAGACAAAATAAAAGTGTTTATATCTAATATTATTGCTGGAGGTGTTGGTATCACGTTAACGGCGGCCGAGACAGTAATTATGAATGACCTCTCTTTCGTTCCGGCCCATCACTCACAAGCGGAAGATAGGGCATATAGGTATGGTCAAAAAAATAGTGTATTAGTTTACTACCCTGTTTTCGAAAATACAATAGAAGTTAATATCTACAATATTTTACAAAAGAAGAAAAACATCATTGATCAGGTAATGGGAGACGGGGAATTCAGCGACACCTTTGCGTCCGAATTACTTAAGACACTTTTGTAGTTGCGAATAGCATTCCTCAATCATGTTCGGAAGGTCCTTATCTTCCACGTCTATAATGGTAAGAGTCACTATTCTTTGATCCTCATCAATGTTAAATCCGTTTTTCTCATGACCAGCACTAGAATACTGGAACTCGAAACCATTGGTTGTGCTAAAAATAAATGTTTTATATAGAACATCTGAAATATCCATAATCCCAAAAATAATGTATTTATAGGAATAAAGCAAGTATGAGTACCGTAATCAGCGCATCTGAAAAAGAAAAATTATTTACCCAGGTTTTACACCTATTAGGTATGCCAGTTAGAGGGGTAGAATTAACCGAAGAACAAATGGACACATTTGTGGAATTAGCCGTAAACGAATACGAACAGTTGGTTAACGATTGGTTAATTGAATCTCAGTGGTCCTCACTTGTTGGTATCGACGTTGATACCCAATCTCTGTCTAGGGCCTTTACAACCAGAAGTTTAGATTTTGAAACACAATATTCTTACGCATATTCTAAAATTGTTGGATTACAAGCAAACGGACCGAACGTATTAAAAAAGGATTATTTTGATTTAGTTAGTGGTCAACAAATGTATGTAATCCCAGCCGGTAGAGAAATAAACGAACTATTATGGTTTAGTAGACCAGAATTATCTGACTCAATTGTTGATCCATTCTTAGGTGGTTTTGGCGGATTGGGTGGTGTAGGTTTTGGTGGAATTGGTGGATTTGCTCAAGTTGGATCTCAAGGGTCTTACTTTATGTTACCAGCATATGACCTGTTACTTAGAATGCAAGATAGAAACATTAAGAATAGAATGATCGGTGGTGATTTAACATATAGAATAACAGCAGGACCAAACGGAGTAAAACATGTTCACTTACATAACGTTCCTGGCGGTAGATTTGACTTTTTTAACATATCTAGAAACAATTATAAGGTTTGGTATTGGTACTATGATAGTATTGACGCTGAAACCTGTGCTGACAAAAACAAAGAGTTAGTTAAATTACCTTCTGATGTGATGACTGAACAATTAGCATGGGATGAGTTAAACAGACCAGCACAAAACTGGGTTAGAAAATATTTCACAGCATATTGTAAAGAATCTTTAGGTAGGATATATGGTAAATTCTCAGGTGCTCTTAAAGTTCCAGATAGTGAAGTTTCATTAGATTATAATTCATTATTAACCGAGGGAAAAGACGAGAAATTAAAACTACAAGAAGAATTAATGCAACGTTTAGAAAGAATGCGTCCAGAAAAAATGATGGAAAGAAAAGGTAACGAGGCGGAAAATTTGAACAAGGCCTTAAAGTATCGTCCATTCAACAATCCCTACAACGTAATTTAAAGAAATTTGGTTTTTTGAGATATTTTACTTATTTTTAGGTGAAAGGCAAATCACGAAACTATTCGTGAGAACAATAGGTCACCCAAAAAAATCAAATTATGTCGGAAGTTATATCTCAAGAAGTCATTGAGAGTTTCTTAAATGGTTCAGATCCAGAGGATTATATCGTTGGATTAGAATACGATTATAGAACTAATACAATTTACAAAATCATACAAGACCCTGAACAGGGTAAAATAGTAAAAGAAGATTCCTTTGTCCCATTTTTATGGGTTGGTGATCTCAGTGGTTTAAATTTTTATAGCGGAAGCAAAGGTTTACAAAAAAGAAAAATGGCTGAGCATGGTATTCTTATTGAAAAATTAGAAACCGGCGGAAACGAAAGATTGGAGAACGGTTTACAATATCTTGTAAAAAGTATTAAATCTTATACAGACCTTATTCAATTTTTTAAACAAGGTGGTTTAGATCCTTGGCACGAAGACAATAAACCCTTCTTCACAATCCTGTCACCTGTTGAACAATATCTAATTCAAAAGAAAAAAAGATTGTTTAAAGGAATTGACGATTACGATGGTGTGCATAGAATGGTGTTCGATATTGAGACAACGGGGTTGTCACCAGAAAGTAGCGAGATAATTCTTATAGGTGTTAAGGACAACAAAGGTTTTAAAAAAACACTGAGCGCCTTTGGTGAAGATGGTGAGAAAAAATGTATCGAAGATTTTTTTGAAATTGTAAGAACAATTAAACCAACAATTTTAGGAGGGTATAACTCAGCGTCTTTTGACTTTCCGTTCATAGTTAAAAGAGCAGAGATATTAGGTATTAATGTTCCAGAAAAATCTAGATTATATACTGATGTTGACGGGCTTAAGATGAGAGAAGGTATGTTGAAATTGGCGAATGAAGTCGAACCGTATAATCAATTTATTTTATGGGGTTTTAGTATTGTTGATATCGCCCATGGTGTTAGAAGAGCGCAAGCGATTAATTCTGAGATTAAATCTTGGGGTTTGAAATACATTACACAATATCTAGAAAAAGAAAAACCTAATCGGGTTTACGTCGACGGTGGTAAAATTTCTAAAATATATTTGGATAACGGGAGTTACTATGTTAACCCTAAAACAGGCAACTACAAAGAGATTGGTGAACCTGGTACCGAAGGTTTATTAGAAAAATTCCCAGGAAAATTTGAATTATGGCCAGGACGAAAAATTATTGAACAATACCTTGATGATGACTTGTATGAAACAATGATTGTTGATGATTCATTTAGCCAATCAACATTTTTACTATCTAAAGTCGTACCTACAACCTATGAAAGAATTGCAACCATGGGTACCGCAACGTTATGGAAAATAATAATGTTAGCATGGTCATATGAAAATAATTTAGCCATTCCGGCGAGAGATACAAAAAGGGCTATCACTGGAGGTTTGTCACGTTTATTAAATGTTGGTTACGCAAAGAACATTGTTAAGTTTGACTACGCATCACTATATCCGTCAATACAACTTGTATACGATGTGTTTCCTGATTGTGATATAATGGGCGTACAGAAATCAATGTTAAAATATTTCCGCAACATTCGTATCATGTACAAACGTTTAGCGGGGGAACATAAAGATAAGAATCCGGTTCTCGCTGAAATGTATGATCGCAAGCAGTTACCAATTAAAATTTTTATCAACGCATACTTCGGTTCGTTGTCAGCGCCGCACGTGTTTCCTTGGGGGGATATGAATATGGGCGAAACGATAACTTGTGTTGGTAGACAATGTTTAAGAATGATGATTATGTTCTTCGAAAAGAAAGGATATAAACCATTGGTAATGGATACTGACGGTGTTAACTTTTCTACACCCGAAGATATTGATGAACACAAATATATCGGTAAGGGTTTAAATGAATTAGTTGAGGAAGGAAAAGAGTACATAGGGATATCTGCCGATACTGCCGAGTTTAATGATATATTCATGAGAAATGAAATGGGTTTAGATATTGACTATACGGCTCCGGCTTGTATTAATATATCTAGAAAAAACTATATCATTAAATTAATTAAGAAAGGAAAGGAAAAAATAAAATTAACTGGAAACACAATTAAATCTAAAAAATTACAACAATATGTTGTTGAGTTTCTAGATGAAGGTTTAAAATATTTGTTGGACGGTGATGGACCAAGATTTTTAGAATTTTATTATGAAACGTTTGATAAAATTTATAATAAACAAATTCCTTTGGCTAAGATTGCCAATAAATCTCGTGTCAAACAAAGTATCGGTGATTACAAAAAACACATAAAGAAAACAACCAAAGCAGGATCATTAATGTCAAGACAAGCCCATATGGAACTTATCTTACAGAATGATCACCCCGCTGGGTTAGGGGATACAATATATTATGTAAATAATGGTACCAAGAAAAGTTCAGGAGATGTACAAAAAATTTCTAAACCAACGAAAAAACAACAAGAAGAATATCTTACTAAACATGGCAAATCAATGCCAACAGATTACATTGAAATAAACTGTTACATGATCCCAGAAAAAGAAATCACTAGTAATCCTGATTTAACTGGAGAATACAACGTTGCGAGATATGTTAGTATTTTTAATAAAAGAATCGAACCATTACTAGTTGTCTTCAAACCAGAAATTAGAGATTCAATATTAATTGAAAATCCAGAAGAAAGACAATATTTCACTAAAACACAATGTGAATTAACATCAGGTTTCCCATTAAAAGAAGGTGGTCAAGATAGTTATGACGAAGTAATGACACTAGCAGATAGTGAGGTTTTGTTTTGGAATAAAATAAATAGAGATCCATTCTTCATGTATGTTGAAGATAGTTTAAATCTGGTTGACCAGGGCTGGGTTGATCATAATAGAAAAGTCGTTAAATTCCAAGCAAACAGTGTAAGAAATAATGAAGACGAAGAGATAATAGAAACAAACGGTCACGACTACGCATATCACGCAACAAACGTTTAAATAATATTAATGTAGAGTTTTTCTCTAATTGGTAAAATTAATTTTGTAGTTGGGTTCGAATTTGTATCTAAGAATTGAACATTAATAACTCCTTCGTATTTACCAATAATATCTGTTTGTTGACTAGTAAAACGGTGAGTAATATAATATTCATCCGTTGTCTGATTGTATTTCTTATTTCTAGTAGTCAACAAACATTGGCTATTAAGTATAATCGGCTCACCAGTTTTGTGATCGTACATTTCAAATGTAATGTCGGAATTTTCCAAAAGATCATTGAACGACGACTTATCATTTTTGCCGTCGTCCACTAATCTCATCTTTAATATTGGGTCAGTTGCCCCTTGTCTGATAAAAAATTCCATTACTTAATTGTTAAAATAAATTCGTTACCTGATTTAAATGGTGTGTTATCTTCATTTTTTAATTCATTTGACTTACAGTAAAATTCTTCTTTTACTATTTCAAATGGAAATCCCATTTCATTTTTAATAACACCTTTAATGTGTTCAACCGTTAATGGTTCGTTAGTGTTAAAAGTTTTTTGAAAACTTTTAATTTTTTGTTTGTCTTTGATGACTTTAACATCAATATCTAATATTTTCATAATCTATTTTTTTTAATTTTTAGTCATTTTGATAAATCCAATCATTCGTAGATTGTTCACTACTATAATCTTGAGTTGTTACTGATGTTATAGTATTTTCACTAACTAAATAAACTTCAACCGTATCATCCCCATTATAGTTCATAACAACAAATCTATCTTTAACACCATATATATCATCCCAACCATTAGTCCAAGTTGTTGTTTCACTGTTTAATAATGTTCCAGAAAAATTATACAATCTTATTTTAGTTACACCACCGTTAGTTTCATTATATACAAACATAAACTTGCTCTCACCAACTGAAATATCAAAATCATTATACTCAGGGAAACTAAACTCATTAGTTATTCCAGTTGATGTTAACACTCTAAAATCTAATTGGTCGGTGTTATATAAAACCATTGCACCATTGTACCTACCTGTA